CTTTAGGATTAAATCGTAAGAAAAAACCGGCTGATTTAGGAGAACCTATTCCTCCTTCTACTCCGGATCCAGACTCTGTGGGGAATATTTTCTCGCAATTACATCAATTAAATGAACTTGTGAAGAAAACAAAAAGTTGGCTTAAGGATGCAATTGGTACTATCCGAAGGATTGTGAATACAATAACGAATTCTTTTGCTTGGGCCCAAGACAAAATAAATGATGTAAATACTGCATTAGATCTTCTTAAGGATCTTGAAAATCAAATTGATGAGTATATCTATGCAGCTGGAAATCTTATTTCCGGAGGAACAGGGGTCTTACGAAGATTACTGGAAATACCTAAATTTCCGGGAGCAATTGCGGTGTCTTCAATGAATGCAATAACTACAGTAATGGAAGGATTCAAAACAACAATAGATACTGAGGAGACAGTTCAGGCATCTCTTGGAAATGACACAACAAAAATACAGCAACTTGCGAATGAAGCAAACAGGGTGTCTCGGCAAATTGTTGTATATGGGAAGTCACAAAAGGCTGAAGTGGAGATTTCAGTGAATATTGCGGGGGAAGATATCACTATTTATGGAACGAAAACAATAACGGCAACAGCGGGGACTACTTTAGAGAGAATAGCTGCCACTCAATATGGTGATCCTTCCAAAGAATTGTTACTGTCTCTGTTTAATGGATTTACAACGGATGAAATAACTTCCGGCACTATTATTAAAATTCCAATAATTAACAGAATTTCCGAGACTAATCAGACAAATAAGATATATAGTTGGGAAAGAAATTCCTGGTTAGGTACAGATATTAAGATGGATCCGGTGAGTGGGAAAATAGTTTTTTCAGAAAGTGGGGATTTTTCCAGAATATCTGATATGAAGAATATGGTACAAGCTTATAATTTACGGCTAAATGAGTCTTTGGGTAAGAGAATGCGCCTGACTACATATGGAATAAAAGCTGGAGTAGGATCTGCAAAGAATAATTCCGCTTCCGTCTCTTATCTTATATCGAATATTGTGGATTCACTTAAACAAGATCCAAGGACTAAATTTATTTATAATATGAAACTGGTTGGAGTGGGAGATAATTTACAAGTTTCCTTCAATTCTGAGACAATCAGTGGTAAAATGTCATATGAAGGTAGGATATAATGGCAGTATTTAATTCAAAAATATACAGCGCAATAGTTCAGGACATGCAGGATTATATTATTGCAAATCAGGATGTGATTACAGACTTTAATGAAGGGAGTGTAATTGGATCTTTTATCGAATCTGTTTCTCTTGAAATAGAACAAATTTATCTTCGAACAAAAATAGGTTTTACTAATTATCTCCCTAATATGCCTTTTTATGCCTTCGGGTTTGTTCGGCAAGTAGGAATAAAGGCGGCAGGAGTTGTCACTTTTTCTCGAAATGTGTCTACGGCAAGTCCCATTACTATAGCGATAGGAACTCGCATTAGTTCCTTTTCCGGGCTTGAATTTATAACAACTTCAGCAGGCACAATTCTGGCGGGCAATACAGATTCTGATGATGTCAGTATACAGGCCCTGGATGTTGGAGATGAATATAATCTTCCAGCGGATAGTATTAATGTAATTGATACTCCTATTTTGGGGGTAGATACTGTTACCAATGCCTCAGGCACATCCAATGGATTAGATGAAGAATCTGAAGAGGATTTTTTGCAAAGATTCCAAGCGTATATATTGGGATTAGGAAAGGCAAATGTCTATGGGCTTACTACAGGAGCTTTGTCTGTAAATGGAGTGCGTAGCGCGGTTCCTGTAGAACACTTCCCCCCGGTTGATGATTATGTAAATGTTTCAGTTTACATAGATGATGGTGCAGGTAATGCTCCGGCAGCGCTTATTGAGGAAGTTACTAAAGTACTCGTAGGCGATGGGACACAAGCCTATCCCGGTTATAAGGCGGCTGGGATAAACATAGAAGTTGTGGCTCCTACTGTAGTTGATGTGGATGTTACAGTGACTGTCGTGGATACCGGGAATGTGGATCGTACCAGTATGTCTACTCTCATAGAAGCCGCAATCACAAATTATATCAATGGACTTCGGTTAGGAGAGGAAGTAATTTATAACCGTCTTGTTGATGAAATAATGGATGTTGCTGGAGTATACGATTTAACCTTATCTTTACCGGCAGGAAATGTTACTATAGGAAATAGTCAGATTGCACGTGTGGATACTATCACGATCAATTATTCCTCTTAGGAGAATGTTATGGCGAGTGTGATTGAAAATATAAATGCTGCGATGCCCTCACAATTAAATAAGACTTCTGAGGAATATTTGGCTATTTTTGGAGATGAAAATTTCACTCCAAGTGATCCAATTGAAGAAAGTTCTGATTACAATTGTGGGGCTATTGCGAATGAATTGGAGTATTCTCTGGGGTATACAGATTTTATTACCAGGTTTACAACAATTGATGTTCTTTATGGGGAATATCTTGAGACTATTGTTGCGGCTTTCACCGGTCTGGTTCGTACCGCGGGAGAAACAGATGAAAGCCTAATAAACAGATTCGAGTCTCTTATAATTCGAAAGGAAAATTCTTCCTGGATGACAACTTGGATGATAAAAGATGTGTTTTCATATTTTTTTGATGAATCTATTATCTATGTAATCGAGAATTATGTAACAGACAATTTTATTGATGATGAAAGCTTTGAATTGAGTGGATGGTCTAAGACACAATCGGGAAGTACTGTCGTTGATTTTGTAGGAAATGATCAATTTGACTTTGGTAATTGTGCAGAATCTCAAATAGACTCTTCGGGTAGTTCCGGAACCATATATCAGACTATGGGAACAACAGTTCCTGTTGCAAATTATATGCTCAGTTTTTTTCTGAAGGATGATGGTCTGCTTACTCTGCAGGATGAGATTGTTAAAGTATATTTGCAACGTAACAGTGATAGTTTTTATTATAATTTTGAAGATAAAGTGTGGCAGGCAGGTTCTGCATTCTGGACGGTAAATAAAACAACTGCAGGTGAATATGAAATAAGACAAGCTCTCGTTAAAATGCCTGTTGAGGATGATATCACTATTACTTTTGAGAATTATGGAGGATCCTCCGAAGCGCATACTTTCTGGATAGATCACGTGGAATTTGGCACAAAGGTGAATTATGGCAGAGTAAAAGTAATGCTACTTAATATCGGAGATTCTGCTGAGTTTCTGAGTGTTTGGGAAGGAACAGGGGATCCTATTCCTGGATTGGATTATGATATTGCGAGTTATTTTGGACAAGCATTTATTTCCGGATTTGGAGGATTAGGCACTCTTCTTTATTATCAAAACTTATTAAACATTATAAAGACAAGCGGAGTAGAAGCCACTGTGGAAGTGGTCAGTAGGTCTGCTTAGGAGTTCTTATGGCTGAAATTACCAGAACACAATATCATGAAAATGAGATAGTAAAAGCGTCAGATTTTAATTTTGATGCCTCTGCTTATCTTGATAATATGGCGCTTATCTTGGGAAGGATTGCAAATTCTTCTTCTAAAGATTTTATTTTCTCAGGTTTTATAGCAACTGAACGCGGTACTCCCTCAATGAACGTGGATCTTTCTGCTGGAGTAGGCTTTTATAAGAGTGGAGAGCAGATAATTCATAATGGGGATGTTGTTGGCCCAGTACCCTTATCCGGATCAGATGCTACAAATGACCGTATTGATGTTTTGGAATGTAGATTATCGACTGCTGATATAAATACAGAACAACGTGCTTTCAAAAATCCGATAAATCAAGCCATATCCTATGCCAATGTTCCTATACAAAAGAGGTATCTTGGGGAATTTCAGGTTGTTACAGGAACTCCAGCTGCTTCTCCTGTTGCTCCTGCGCACACAAGTGGGTGGGTAAAAATAGCAGAGATCAGAGTACGCGCTACCACTACAGAAATATTGGATTCTGATATACACAATGTTACTGCAATGATAGAAGGTCAATATAATGAAGGATGGACTACAGAAAAAGACGCCACATTTCAAATAGTAGATATGGCTACTTCTCATGCAGATTCTTTTCATATTAAGAATCCGGATGAGAATGTAACTCCATTTGGAGAATCAGGGGTATTATGGGAATTTAATGCTCCTCTCATCGTAGATAATCTTGGAAATAAAGCATTATATAATGGTACACAGCACAATGGAAACTCTGGTTTTGAAAAATTGTTTACTGACTGGGGGAGTACTTATTTTGATGGAACAAATGATTTTACAATCCTTCCCACACAATTACAAGATGAGGATTCTATTGAATTCTGGATATATCCTAACTGGGGAGCAAGTCCTGGAGATGATCAAATAATACTTGATAGCAGACAGAGAGATACGAATACTGATGATTTTGTCTCTTTATGGTTTAGCACAGCTGATAATAAATATAATTTGTACTTACAAGAGAGTGCGGGCAATTCTTTATCTATTTCTTCCTCAGTGTTTGGAACTCCTAACCAATTAACACATATAAAAATAGCCTGGAGTAAATCGGGGAATACTTGTAAATTGATAATAAACGGTGTGGACCAGGGAAGTCCTTCTGCTGCAGGAACGGGTATTACAAATATCGATATGTCTGCTCATGTAGGATTCACCGTGGGGGCCGATTCTACTGTAGTGTCAGATGCTGATACACGAATGAATGCATGGCTTAATGATCTTGTTATTTGGGGATCCTACAATATAGAGACCTCACATTATGAAGAAGGGCGCCCATTTTATGCTTCTTCTCGTCTCATGGTTGGAGAGCAAAATCTGATTATAGATGAGTATGGAAATATAAAAGGCGGGAAAGCAGCAGAATTATGGGGAGGCCTTTCTATACAGGGATCAGATCCTTATCTTAATATGATAAATAAAGACAGTGCAATTGATGGGCATCGTTATTTTATTGACAGTATTCATTCCCCTGATGATCAACTCCGATATGGAATAACAGATGATATGGCTTCTGCAAATAATTATTATCTGAGATTAACTCGCACAGGAAACACTTTAGATGCAGTATACTTAGGAGAGGATGCTACCTCTGTATATATCAGAGACAATATCTTTATTACAAGCACAGGTTTAGGCGTCAATAGGACCCCTACAGTAGAAGGCGATTTTTATGATCCAACAGGGGCTTCTTATGTAAAGGCAGAGACTGGAGCCGCTGCTGATGTTGGTTATATCTTAAAGAATACCGCTATACAATGGGGACTGTACATTGCAGATGTTGATGATAATTTTAAAATAGTGAATAATACCGCTGGAACTATCCCACTTATAATACAAAATAGTATAGGCAACAATGCACTCGTGCTCAATACTACCGGAGCAGGATTCGGGCGGACTGCTTCATACAAACTTGATGTATATAACAGTGGGACAGGATCGACTTATGCAATGATAGAGGTTGCTGATACCAGTTCTGCTGGATATAGAATGAAGAATTCTGCAAGAACATGGGTTGCGAGAGTTCAATCAGATAGCAAATTTTATCTTGTTGACAATGATAGTACATTTCCGTTTGTTTTAGAATCAGAATGCCCGAACAATTTAATCTACGGCGGTTCCGCATCTGGAGGACGTGTAGGTATAAAAACAAATAATCCAGACTCAGACCTGCATGTAGTTGGTAGTTTAAAGCTTGAAGATGATTTATGTGAGGTTGGATGTGAGACCTTAAACGGCACCAGTGGAATGCGCATTAATATACTTGGAGCAACAGGCGGTACTCTGTTTAGATTTGCAGACAATTACACTTCTATATTTTCAATAGCTTATGGAGCGCCAGAAAACTCAATTGTTTTAAGTTCAACTCAAGCAAGAATTAGACAAAGTCTGATAAACGATAATAGTCTTCAGTTAAATATTTATGGATCAGGAAATAGAAATGCCTATATTGATTTTATTGGTGATGATACTTATACAGATTATGGTCTAAGAATACAACGTGGTGATAGTGGGCCTAATACAGCAAGTCAAATTATACATAGAGGAACAGGCGATTTACTAATAATAACGGACGAAGCAGCTGACATACTTTTCCAAACCAATAGTACAACGAGAATGACTATTACTTCTGATGGAAAAGTTGGAATTAATGCCACCCCATCTGGATTATTTCATGCATATCAAACGACTGGTAACATCGACTTTCTAATTCAATCACCAACAAATGCGGATGTAGTCGTGAGTTTGGTAAACACAGCAAAGACTTGGGAAATAAA